TATATGTAAATGAAATTCGAAGATAAAGAAAAATGCACCAGGTGCCGTGTTGCTATGAAAAAAGTAACATTGACTTTTAAAAACAACAAAGTGCAAGAGGTACATAAATGTCCGAGTTGTGGTTCTAAGAAAATAAAAGATGAAAAAAGTTATTATGGTACTTGACTTATTTTATCCCATACATTACTTATATATAAGTAATAATAATTAAAAATAGGAGATATTATGGGAGGTACGAAAAGACTTTGGGAAGACAATATCGACAATGAAGTCGGAGATTATATTGATGGCATCATACCCAGAGATCAAGTAAGCGAAGATGCCGAATCAGTTTATGATTTAGATAATGAAGACGTAAGCTACAAATCTTTAAATATCCGTGTTTCGGTATACGAGCAGATAAAGAGAATAGCCAAGGAAGATAACAGAACTATTGCTAGTACAGTTGCTTTGATGGTTAAAGAAAATTTAAAAAACAGGAGGAAAGAAAGTGTCTAAAAAACTACAATGGGAGATAGAGGCAGAAAAGAAAAATGCTTTGAGAAGCCAAGCAATAAAGTCTCTTACTTCAGATCAAGTAAAAGCCTTAGATCAAACTTATGTGGCTCTTTCAGAATTTGTTTCTGAATATAGCGAAATGTTTGACATCACTTCAGAAAACGCAAGAAAATTACAATATGCTTATTGGCAACTGAGGCATGAATTTAATAGGGGTGGAGATAATGACTAAAGATAATGATAACGATAAGAAAGATAAGAATAAAATCCACTCGACTACGGATTATAGTAAATTTAAATATATAAAAGGTAATCGTGATCTTGTTGAGGCTCATGTAAAAAAGTTATCGGATCAGATAGCTAAAAAAGATTTTCAGATACCGATAATAGTCAATGAGAAGATGGAAGTATGCGAAGGTCAACACAGACTTGAAGCCTATAAGTCTTTAGGTATGCCAATAACTTACATGGTAAAAGAAGGTTTAGTGATCCAGGATATAAGGAAGATGAACTCTACTGCGAGAGCATGGACTATGCAAGAGTTTCTTGATAGTCATGTAACCCTTGGTAATAAAGACTATGAAGTATTAAAGTGGTTTCATGAGAAGTATGAGTTTTCAATTTCGGATTCCATATCCATGTTGAATGGTAAAGGGTGGCACTCTTCAGAAGATCTAGCAGATTTTAAGGACGGAAACTTTAAAGTTACTGACTTAGAGTGGGCAAAAGATACGGCAGATAAGATCCAACAGATCGGAGAATATTTTCCATACTATAAGAAAAGATCTTTTGTTGGTGCTATAATATCTGCATTGAAGGACTCTACTTTTGTTTGGAAAGTATTCTTATCAAGGTTGGAGAGTCATTCATCAAAACTAAAAAATCAAGGCAGCCGTAATGATTTCATTTTGAATATCGAAAGGTTGTATAATCATAATACTTCGGCAGGTAAAAAGATAAGGTTGCAAGTATATGGAAATAGATAAAACTAACTTTCTTTTAAAAACTGATCCTTACGATCATCAGTTGAAAGCATTGCAACTGAGCCATGACAAAGAAAACTTTGCATACTTCATGGAGATGGGGTGTGGTAAATCAAAAGTTTTGATTGATAACATGGCTTGGTTGTATTGGCACAAGAAAATAGATACTGCGATTATTGTAGCACCGAAAGGTGTCTACACTAATTGGAGGAACAATGAGATACCAACACATTTAACAGATGATGTATCTCATAAAGTATATACTTGGAAATCTAATCTTAATAAAAAAGAAACCACAGAATTAAAAAACTCCGTGGGCCATGATGCGAGAGAGAAGTTACGGATACTATTAATAAATGTTGAGGCATTTGCGACTAAAAAAATTTTCAAGTTCTTGGATACATTTATCCACAGAAGCAATTATCTAATAGCAGTTGATGAGTCTACCACCATCAAGAACATCAAGGCAAAGAGAACCAAGGCACTAATAAAATTTGCTGAGAGAGCAAAATACAAACGGATACTGACGGGGTCTCCAATAACAAAATCGCCTTTGGATCTATATTCACAGTTCTTATTTTTAGCTAAAAAAATTTTGGGGTTTGATTCTTATTGGTCTTTTCAAGGAAGATATGCAGTAGTTAAGTCCATGAAGATGGGATCACATTCTTTCAACCAAGTGGTTGGATACAAGAATTTAGATGAGTTAAAGAAAAAGATAGAGCCGTATTCATATCGAGTAACAAAAGAAGAAGCACTTGATCTACCACCAAAGATATACACAAGCAGACAAGTTGATCTGACCATGGAGCAAGAAAGACACTATCAAAGCATCAAGAAAAGTTCGGTGGCACTGCTTGAAAGTGGAGAAATGGTAACTGCACCCGAAGTTATGACAAGGCTTTTGAGACTTCAACAGTTGTTATGTGGGTATCTTATAACAGATGATGGAGAGATGATGTCCGTTGAAAGCAATAGGATAGCCGTGCTTCTTGAAGTAATAGAAGAGATGGAAGGCAAGGTTATTATATGGTCTAGGTTTCGTCATGACATAATAGAGATATCTGAAAGATTAAAAAGTATTTATGGAGTTGCCACAACTGTTACATATTTTGGCGACACAAGTATGGCAGATAGAGATGAGGCAATCGCTAGGTTTCAAAACCCGGAAGATCCCACGAGGTTCTTTGTAAGTAATCCACAAACGGGTGGTATGGGGATAACACTCCATGCAGCTAAGAATGTTGTTTACTATTCTAATGACTTCAACTTGGAGTCGAGAGTACAATCAGAGGATAGGGCACACAGAGTCGGGCAACATAATCCCGTATTGTATGTAGACTTGGTAAGTCCGAACACAGTTGATGTCCACATAGTTAAGACATTGGTTAATAAAAACAAATTAGCAAACATAACATTAGGGGAAAGGGTGCTTGAATGGTTAAAAGTATAAATTTAGGTATGGATTATTGTAGAGAGTGTGGAGAAAAACTGCCAGAGGTAAAGATTAAACGATACATGAAAAGGTATTGCAACGATTGCAGATCCACCGGCAATTCTTCATTGAGAGATGTTTATAAAGAAATGCAAATGAGAAAGAATGTTAGAACAGAAGAAGATGAAGGCATTATGTTTGAGGATGATCCAAGAGCAAAGTACGAAGACAATGCAATATATAGGAGGAGAAAGTATGAGTAAGTTAAGAGGCGAGAAGATTGTAGGCAATGCAGGTGAGAACTTAACAGTATTTAAGTTATCGATGCTTGGTTATGCGGCATCAACAGTAAAACAAGATGGTGTTGATATAGCCGTGGTTGGTGGTGCAGGATTAAAGGTAGCACAACGAGTGGAAGTTAAGACAGTTCTACAAAGAGATGAGATGGCTAGATATTCTTTCAATATATCTAAAGGATCAGACAAAAGGTACTACACCAGAGAGGACTGCGACATCATAGCACTTGTGGCTTTGGATATAGAAAATTTACAGAAAGCCGTGTTGTTTTTTCCAGTGGAGTCTTTTACCAGTGTTAAATCTTTGACATTGACTAAAAATGATTTTTTAAATCCATCTGATAAAAACGAATGGGGATCTGTTTTAAATTATAGTCAAGACATGATGTATCAAATTTTGAAAATGGCTAAATTAAAAAAAGAATATAAAATTTATGAGAAAAAATAGGATTTTATGTTGACGTATTTATATAGATTTGGTAGAACTTTAATTGCGAAGGATGTTGTTATTAGCAACAATATCAAAAGTATGGGTAGGGTGGTTCTCCTTTTTTCCTTTCGTTGTTGGTGTTTCCCTACCCACACTTACTTTGGAGTGAACAATGGATACAGATAAATATAAGTCAATAGCAGTTGGTATCGAAACTTGGAAGAAACTCAATGAGTTAGCCAAGGAAAACTACAGATCTGTAGGTGGTACAATAACTTATTTGACTGAAAAAGAATACGAGTCTAGTGCCGCAGGCATTAAGAAAAAACTCGTTGACGAGAAGGTATAATTAATTAAACTATACCTTCAACTATAACCGCCGAAGGGCATAAACTTTAACGTAGAAGGAGAGAACGATGAGTGATGTGTATTCACTATTCGAGCAAGAGGCAGCTGACCCTCAAGCATTTAAGCAAGTCAGAGAAGGCGATACTAAAAGTTTATCGTCTTTAATCCGTAGATCTGTTGAATTAAGTCAACAAATCAAAGACACCGAAGCACAACTAAAAGACCTACAACAGAAAAAGAGATCTGTTGATGAGGAAGATATACCCTCATTAATGGAAACTATGGGTGTTGAAAGTCTTACAGTTGATGGCAACAAAGTTTCAATCGATAAGTTTGTTTCTGCTAGAATACCCGAAACTAGGAAACAAGAGGCTTTCCAATATTTAAGAGAGGTTGGAGAAGGCGATCTTATCAAGAACGAAGTTGTTGTAAGTTTCAGTATGGGTCAAGATAATCAAGCTGGTTCTGTAGTTGCAGACCTTGAGAACAAAGGCTTTGCGCCTGTCAAGAAACAGCATGTACATCCAATGACTTTAAAAACCTGGGTAAAAAATAGAATTGAAAGTGGTAAAGAAATAGACTTTGATCTATTTGGAATATACCAGGGCAACCGTGCTAAAATAAAGGGAGGTCAATAATGAACCAAGTTGCACAAAGAAAGGCTACTAATGTGGTAGCATCAGAGTTAGATAAAATGTTAGAAGCTGACGCTGGTGTTGGTCTTGAGAATATCACAACGGAAGATATGCAGATACCTTTTATAAGGATTATCCAAGCATTATCTCCACAATTACAAAAGGATGATCCTTTGTATATCAAAGGTGCAGAACAAGGCGACATCTTTAATACTGTCTCGCAAGAGATTTACAAACAAGATGAAGGTGTGATTGTTGTTCCTGCTTTCTTTGAGAAGAAGTTTTTAGAATTTCAACTCAGATCAAGTGGTGGTGGCTTTGTAAGAGAACTAGCTGCAGATGATAAAGACATAGCAATGACGAACCGTGAGGGAACAATCGAGATGTTACCAAACGGAAACGAGTTA